GAATGCTGCTTTGCCTACGAGGCCCACAACGGCTTGTCGAAAAGCGATTCTGATTAGTAAATCTTCGATCGTGTTGGCTAAATCAGTAAATGAAAGCTTGCCCGTCTTCACGAAGCCGACAAACGCATCTTCCATACCCTTGAATGCAGTAGTGAATAACTGTTTCGTCTGAGCAGCTACATCTCTTGCGTTTTCGACATATTCTTTGAATGCTTGCTTTGCGCCAGCCCCGAAAGATTGCTTTTGCTGTTCAGCAAAATCGATGTGCGCTTGCTTGAGCTGCTTCAGCACATCTGCTTGCTCGATATATTGTTTCTTCTGCTCTTCAGTGAAGTTCTTAATCTCTTTTCCAGTAGCGAGATCCTGATCAAGTGCAATTTTCTTCTTCTCGTATGCTGCTGTTGACAAGTCGATCGCTTTTGCATCGAGCTTATTCAGTTCGATCTGCTTGTCTTGTTCGAGTTCCAAATTCTGCATTGCATCTTTGAATTTTTTTGCCTGCTCATCGAAATCGCCAATACTCGCAGCGCCAGCTGATCCAAATTTTTTCCCCGGTGCAGTGTCACGAGCTGCAGCTTCAGGATTGCCGACATCCTTGAGCGCGTCTTTACCAAATCCCAGAACTGCATTTGTTCGCGCTTGAGAACGCTTGGCGAGGCCTTCAAGTATTTCTGTTCTCTCTTTTGCAGCTGCGTCAGCAGCAGCTTGAGAGCCGCCGAGATGCAAAATCTGATCTGCAAACTGAGCGGTGAAGCTCCCCAACAGGCGAAACGACTGAATGATAGTATCGATCCCGTTGATTACAGATTCTACAAAACCAACCATCACAACAGAGACTATTCTGATTCCGTCTGCGACGTCTTCGAAGACCTGGCCGTTGCCGCCCTGTTTTTTGCCTAGATTGAAAAACGCGTCTGCTACTTGCTGAATTGCTGGGAGCAAATGAGTCAGAGCTTCAATCGTAAGCCCAGTCATTTCTCTCTTAATAGCACCGACTCGATCGTTGAATTGATCTGCGCGTGATGCAAAATCTTCCGTGAAGCCCGAACCGAATTCTTTGAGTGCAGCACTGCCTTCGCTCATGACCCGGACCATGTCGGCGCCGGATTTCCCGAAAGCTTTGATCGCAAGAGCAGCCTTTTCTTGTGGACCAGGCAGCGCAGCGAACCTATCTGAGAGCTGCAGAAGAGCAGTGCTCGAATCTTTGGAAGTCACGCCGATCGATTCGAATTCTTTTCGATGCAGAGCTAGATTCGCAGTGAATTTCTTCAGCGATCCCGTAAGCTCTTCAAAGCCGATGCCGTTGTCTTGAGCAGCTCCCTTGAGAGAGTCGAGAACTTCGACGCTGAGACCAGTCGTCTGAGATAAGTCATGCAGTTGATCGCCGAGATCGATGACGCTCTTCGCATACTCAACGACTTCACGAACTGCAAATGCGCCGACTAGCGCTTTGAGTCCAGTCGTGAGACCGCCGAGTTGTTTTTGAATTCCTGCGACAGAGTTGTTGAGACTATTGAAGTCGTTTTTAGCCTGATTGACGGCGCTCGATCCCGAATATTGCGCGGTGATATTAACCGCTGCTTTATAATCTAGGCCCACGGATTATTCCTTCCGTTTTTCTTCCTGTTTGCGAATCGATTCTAAAGCGCCGAGTTCGATTTCCTGCAGATCACAAAAAATCTGCTTTTGATTCTTTACCCTATTGATTCTAAAAAAAAATTCGACTGATTGGTAGTTCAAACCAACAGCTGAACCCATTCCTCCATAGACCCACTGCGTCTGCAGCTTTAAAAACGTTTCCAGTGCAGGCCAATTTTCCTCCCAGATTTCAAACGGCTTCTGGGGCTCGATTTGCTCTATGACTGCGGCGGGAGCCCCAAGAACTCTCAGGTCTTCGGCAGTCTCGTCGATGACCCTCTCACCGGCCCAATAAGCGCCCGCCTCTCTTAGTTTTTTCTCTTTGCCCCGGATCTGGACTCAAAGAACGCCGTGACGACTGCTGCAGCCACTGCAGGCACATCGAGCAGCCTAGAAAGCGCGATATGAGAGAACGGCAATTCAGTCTTGCCGTCTTCGTCCATGACGCCTTTCCAGCCCGTGACGACCTCTTCAGCCAACTTGGCGTCTGTGATCGTCTCAGCTTGGATCTGATCTATGATTTCTTTGAATCTCGATTGCGAAATTCTTTTGAACTCCGCGTCAAACTTATGGGTTTCAAACCTTCCCCCTGAAACCGCGACCTGAACGGCGACCGGCCAGGTGTAGGTTTCCGACTGCGATATGACAAACACTGCAATTCTCCTTTATTTCAATGTGATCGTGAACTCATCATTGCCGCTCGACGGAAGCGCCGAGTACGGGATTGAAAGCATCTGCACGCCGTTCGAATCCTGATAGCTGGGATTTCCGATGAGCACTGCAGGTGCGTCCAACTTCACTTTATAACCGTTAGACGATCCATGCGTGATTGTCATTACGCTGGACGTCTGATCTGCAGCCAAAGTGAAGAAGTTTTTCGAAGCCATCAGCGGAGCTTCCAAAACGAAGGTTCCTTCAGGCTTACGATCTAGAATCTTGACCGATTCAGAACCGATCAGAGTGATGTACTGCACTTCGTTAGCGACGTTGAGATTCATTGACTCCAAGTTCGCAGAGTAGGACGCCAGCGAGAATGCAGTCGTATGCGTCGTGTTAGCGATCTGAGGAATCTTGAACGACGTGAAAGTCGTGCTAGGGGCTGCTGTATCCGTTGGCGTGCTATAGAGACCCGTCAGACTGAACTTGAAGCTAGGAATCTGCTTGACCGCAATGTTCATTTCAACTGTCCCTCGAGCGCCCGTGATCTTGTGCAGGACGCCGTCGACATTGAAATAAAGCGTGCAGGACTCAATGCTCGAAGAGATGGGGCTATATGCATATTGCGTGCGATAAACGGGCGTGCCGTCTGCAGTCGCGTCGTCAGCTGCGCCAGGAGCTGCATAGGTGAAAGTGCTTGAGCTAGTCACAGTGATCGCAACGCCAGACGCGAAATTTGCAGCGGTATCAGTGAATCCGCTCGTGATCACGTAATCGCCGGTCGAAAGACCGTGAGATGACTTAGTCACCGTCACGACTTCAGATGCAATTGCAGCTGTGATCGAGGTCGTTGTAGCAGCTCCAGCTAGCGCGCACGCGCGAAGCAGGGGATCGTAAGCGGGGATTTTTCCGATCACGCCGGCGCCGACCATTTCGATTTCGAATTCGATCTTCGAAAACGTGTAAGCCATTAATTTGCCGGTATTACCGAAGTAAGGCTGAATCAGGTTTCGATCGACCAGTTCAGATTCGATCGGAGTCACCGTTAGATTTTTCACCAGCATCGCGTCAGTTGATCCCGCGGGAGTCGGGTCCGTCGCATAAACTGACTCGATTTTCGCCAGAACTGTTCTTTTTCTTGTGAGAAGTGACATAAAAAATCCCCCGTTTTAAGTCGTTAAATCTTGGTAATTCGTTTGGTGGCCTGCTGCAAACTGCATTGTAATAATTCCCAACGGCACGTCAGCTTCTTGGAAATCCCAGTCGAATGATTGCGGATCAGGATTCGTGCACATATCGAGAAGCGTATTGTCACTCATAATTGCGTTGTAAACTGAATTGATCAGCGTGTCAGAGTTCGAATCTGGAATGTCGTGACGGATCGCAATAGTGACTTTAAAATTGAGAGTCCATTCGATTCTAGCGATGTTTTGCCTGTCAGCGCTCTCATTGACTGGCTCGATAATGACTACAGGGAATTCGCTGCGAGCTAATGCGTCGACGCGAGACCGACACACCGTTGCGCTGACTCCCGAGAGAGCTGTGGCAACACGGGCCAAGATTGTCTCACGTTTACTTGCACTCATGTCTTCGTCAGGAGGATCTTGGCGAAAACGCCGTCGTCGATCTTCCTATACTCCCTAACTGTATAAGCTACTGAAGCCACTGTGATTGAATTGCCAGAAGTCGCAGCTGCGATATCCGCGACCTTCACTGTGAGTTCATATTGGGTGGAGATCGCAAGACCCCCACCCAAAATTTGATCCGGAATATCGAGAATACCTTTGCAGGTAGTTGCACCGAACGTTACGTCGACACCAAAATCCGCAAGGAATGTCGAAGTCGTCTCGCTCAGTAGCATCGATTACTGATATTTCTTCTGTCCGACCAGGCAAGCTCCGACTGGAAAGGAGGGACTCATCGTTCCTCCGATGTCGAAATTGAACTCGACATAGCGTTTCAAAACGCTTGCATCGAGAACCAATGTCTGCAGGCTTCCCGTGGTCGTGTAGCTGGTAAATCCGCCGCCAGAAACGTCGGTATAAGACCCACCGCTCGTATCGCAATGCTGGAGCTTCACAGCCAATGTCGGGTTAGTTCCGGCAGTCGGATCACCTACGTTGAGAACAATCGCGACCTGGCCTTCATATCCAAGAAGGTCAAATGCTGAGCTATTCCCATCAGCCGTGACCGGAGCCGAGTTCATGCTAGCAATCGTGCATTCTTTTAATGTATTCGGATGGAACATTTTTTATCCCTTCTGTGGAGCCCGGGAGCACGCTTTGCAGCGCGCTCCCATGACTCAGTTCAATTACGAGATCGTCTTGTTTCCGTAACAGAAGGACTCACCATGTCGGACGGCGCAATCGACGTCTTGCATAGCGATGATCCTGACGGTTCCAGCAGTGCCGCCGGTGTATGGATCGACGAGAATGTCGAGACCAGACCAGAAGCCCAAGAGCAGATCCGACCAATTTCCGAAGAAATAGTCCCAGTCAGCCGTGCTGAGCTTGGAAATCTGATTGGAAACTTCAACGCGATATCCGTTGACCGTGTTATCGGGTTGCCAAATCATCCGATCGCCGTATGTGGTGGTGATCAGAGTCGACTTGAGTTTTCCGCGACCTGCAGCGCTGGTTGCATAAGCAAGCGAACCAACGTC